AAGAAAGAATGTATGATTTAAAAGAATTTGGATTTAGTAATACACAAAGATGGTTTGATGTTTTTAAAGTTGAACCAGAAGAAAGTTTATACATAAGAGAAATGTTAAGATTAGGAGAAGAACTTTCTAAACCTGCAAGAGTAAAACTATCTACCATACACGCAGCTAAAGGTGGTGAAGCAACAAATGTTTTATTAATTTTAGATAACACAAAAAAAATAAGAGAAGCAATAGAAAGAAGTGAAGACAAATACGACGAGGAACAAAGAGTTTGGTATGTGGGTGTAACACGTACAAAACAAAATTTATATATACTAACAGCTAAATATGAGGACAAAGGTTATGACATCGAAAGTTTGGGATAAGCAGCACGGCGGGAGTCACTATCAAAAGTATAAAATTCAGCCGAGCAAGTTTGTAGTTGAGAATGAATTGCTATATCCGGAGGGATGTGCTATTAAGTACATAATTAGACATCGTGATAAAGGAAAAAAACAAGATTTGGAAAAGGCAATACATTTTATAGAAATGATAATTGAAAGGGACTATGGAACCAAATAATCATATACCTGCTTACATGGGTTTGTTTACGTGTTTATTAATTCTTTGTTATTTAATACTATGAAGATACCTAAATTTGAAGCACCCACTGAATGGGTAAAACCTACAGAATTTCCTGACTTACGTAAAGTAGACGAGATTGCAATAGATTTAGAAACTAGAGATCCAGATTTAATTAAAAAAGGATCTGGTGCTGTAATTGGTAATGGAGAAGTTATTGGTATTGCTGTTGCAACAAAACATTACAAAGGATATTTTCCAATTGGTCATGAAGGTGGTGGTAACATGGAAAAAGCAAGAGTTTTATCTTGGTTTAAAGATATACTTGAATCACCATCAACAAAAATTTTTCACAATGCAATGTATGATGTTTGTTGGATTAGGGCCATGGGTTTTAAAATTAATGGCGACATTGTTTGCACAATGATAGCTGCAGCGTTAACCGATGAGAATAGATTTAGATACGATTTAAATAGTTTATCATGGCACTATTTGGGTTATGGTAAAAATGAAGCTGCATTAGCAGAAGCTGCAGAAGAATGGGGTATTGATCCTAAAGCAGAAATGTACAAACTACCGGCTATGCATGTTGGTGCATACGCTGAAAGAGATGCTGAAGCAACGTTTGGTTTATGGCAAGAAATGAAGAAAGAAATTATTAGTCAAGACTTGGAAGACATATTTGATTTAGAAACAGAATTATTTCCTTGTCTTGTTGACATGAGATTTAAAGGTGTGCGTGTAGATATAGACAAAGCACAGGCTATGAAAAAAGAATTTAAACAAGCAGAGTATGATCTTTTAAATAAAATTAAAATGGAAACAAATATTGATACACAAATATGGGCAGCAAGATCTATTGCTAATGTATTTGATGTATTACGATTAGAATACCCACGTACAGAAAAAACAGAAGCACCCTCTTTTACAAAAAATTTTTTACAAGAACACAAACATCCTGTTGTTAATATGATTGCACAAGCAAGAGAAATAAACAAAGCACACACAACTTTTATAGATTCTATTTTACGATACGAACACAAAGGTAGAATACATGCAGAGATAAACCAATTAAGAAATGCAGG